CATTTTCATAGTGGCTTTATCCATTTCTATGATTTGGTCATGAAGATCAGCAGCATCATCACCTTTACTAAGGTTATCAACTTCTTTCATAAGAGCTTTATTCATCTTCTCTAACTTTAGTAAGATGCTAAGTTCTTTTTTACCTTCGTTTATACTTTTATAAGCTTCTTTAATATTCATGTTATACTCCCATAACTTTTAAAAAATCTTTAAGGCCTTTGTTCGCATCCTTTTCAGATTTAAATGTATCTAATTTTTGATCATCAACATAAAGGTTAAATTTGCCTTTAACTGTCGTGATTACAGCAGTAACATCTTTAGACTTACCTAATTTAGGTAATTCTTTAACGACAATCTCTCCCTTAGGGAGCTTCATCTTAGCTTCTAATATAATATTAAAAGATTCTTTAAACGTCTTCATCCGCTTTTACTTCTACTTCAGCCGTGCCATATAATGACCCAGCAATTTCTTGTTTATGTGTGTCTAATGCAGCATTGATCTTATCAGCCATTAAATCATTAAAGGCATTGTTACTATTTTGCACATCTCCGCTTGCAATAGCATCAATTAAGTTATTAACTTCCATAATCTTTCCTATAATATATTTATAAAAATTTAAATTTCATCTTCATCCGATGGTTCTGCTTCCATTTGCTTCTCTATTTCAGCAATTTCTTCTTCATCCTGTTTAAGAATATTCTTACGAACCCACTCTTTAGAATAATATGTACCTACATATTCATCCATCATTTGTAAAGTCTCAATTCTTTCTTTAAGGATCTCTGCATCTTTAAGTTCCGCATAGTAATTGTCCTTAACGAATTCAATGTTCATATCCTCTTTAATACTCTTCCAATCTGATGGAACAATAATCTTTTTAAGGATCAATTGGCGTTTAAGAGTTTCCATGAATAACTTAGAGAACTTACTGCGTACTCTATCAATAAACTTTTGGAACTTCAATTCATCACGTGTAATTTCAGAGCTTCTGCCAACATTAAATGCCGAATCTTGCTCTAAACGAGACATCGGAACATTCAATGATCTATACAATTTCTTTTGGAAGTATATGATATCTTCTACTTCACCTAAGTTTTGGCCACCTGGTAATGTAGTAATTTCAGTACCTTTACCACCTTCACGTCTAGGTAACCAAAAGTCTTCCATCATACTTTTATGATCTCTTTGATCTTTAAGATCACCTGTTGTAGGATCATAAACAATCTTATTACGATATTTATTCATCGTATTATTAAGATACTGTTCAGCCTTACCTTTAGGTAGATTACCAACATCAATATAGAATATACGACGCTCAGGCGCTCTGCTTACACGATAGATAACTAAAGAGTCTTCCATCATGCTTAATTGATTTAAAGGTTTAAGAGCTTTATTTAAGTATCCAACAACCTTATCTCTTGTGTCATTCAACAAACCAGAGTTAACTTGAATAATGGCATCAGTCGAGATTTTTAAACCTTCAGAGTTATTTACATGCTCTTCATCTTGATATAGGTAATACTCTTGAACTTCCTTTACCAACTCAGCGCCAGTTGTAAGATCCTTCTCTTTAATTACTTCTTTTACTTTACGAATCTTGGTTGGATCAACTTGGCGTAAAGCTTTAATGCCATTTTCACCTTTCTTATCAATGATAACGTGATGGAATAATCTACCATCAATATACCATCTTCTGAATAGATCATAACTTGTTTCTGAGAAGTCTAATAATTTAAGAACATTGTCAAATTCTTCTTGAATTAGTTTCTTAACATTATCCGCTTGTTCTAAATCATCAAGATTTAATTTAACAACATCTGAACCAACAGATGAAATAGCCTCATTAGTAATATCTTCGATAGCAGCGTCAACCTCAGGATAATGAGAGATTGAACGATACTTCATGATTAACTCAGCATCAGATTTAAATTGATTACCTTCTAAGTCAGTGTATTGCCCAAAGTATCCACCAGATGGTGATATCTGATACGCGCCGTCCTCGTTATCCGGAGTGAACGTCTGTGCTTTTGTTTTTTCAACTGACTTCTTCTTCTTAAAAGAAAAGCCAAAAAATTTATTTGTATCTTCTGCCATATTTTATTTGAGTAATACTCTTTTATAAAGACTATATTTATTTATACCCTTTATAAAAGAGTGCCTTTGCAGACACCCTTTATTTTTAACTATTAACTAGTTGTACCAGATTCCCAATATTGAACTTGTAGTTCAACAGTGAATTCTTCAATTGTATTCTCAGAATCATAAGATACTTCAATAGCACCTAGATTAGTAGGGAAACAACCTCTGATATTATAGTTCTTAACTTCAGTGCCATCTTTGTCTAACTGGGCAATGATCATATCTGACATATAATCACTTGGGTTAGTAAGACCAGTGTTAGCATTATGTTGATTGATACCATTCATCCACTCTTCAAAAGAGTTTCTAACATCAAAATTAGTATCATTAATAACTGTAATAGTCCATGGTTCAAATGTTCTATCACCAGCGATCTGTAATTGTCTACCACGGAAAGGAACCATGATAGGATTAATTACAGATGAAGGTAATTGAGCAGCTTTAACCATAAATGAAGCAGTTTCAACATCAGCAGTAACATATCCAGGGAAACCTAAAGTTGCCTTGAATAAGTTTGAGCGTGCACCGCCGCCAGTTAGTTTAGCTTTAAAGTCGTCGACTCCTAAAATCGCCATGATTAGTTACCTCCTGCAATTTCACTAAACTCAACACCAGTTCTTGTGGCAATAAAGTTTAATGTAATGAAGTTAATAGAACGAGCAGGCTTAATGTAAATATCAGCAACGAAACGATTAGTATCGATTACGTCTCCAGTATTATTTGTATCATCACAAACTACTTTAAAGTCTGTAATACCGCGTCTACCCTTAATGTCTCTAAGGAAAGGTTCAGTCATGTTTCTAAATTGTGCTCTAGTGAACTCATCGTTGAATTCAAATAATGCGGCTTTAGAAGCTTTTGAAATAGCCTTTTCAAGAGTAATAAACAATCTACGTACATTGATTCTATCAAATGCAGATGGTTTAGATTGTAGAGTTTTATCGCCATATAAAAGTGTTCCTTGTCCAGGGAAAGCAACAATTGGATTAACACCAATTTTATATAGATCATCTCTATCTACTTGTTTAGGATTAAATGCTAATTTAGTAACATTTCTAATATTACCTCTAGTCATACCAGCAGGGCTAAACCATGCATCTGCTACATTATCAGCATTTGCAGAAAGACCAGCCATAGAACCAGAAGCAGGTAACCAACGATAAACATCATTGTACTTATCATAAACATACAAAGCACCAGAATCAGCGAATGCATAAGAAGATGAAGTTAATGAATCTCTCCAAGTCTTAATATCAGCAACCTGTGAAGTTGAACCAACAGTAGTACCAATTGGAGGGCTTACAAATGCAACACAGTCTTTACGAGCATCAGCAATAGCAATAAGGTGATTAGCAATAGTTGTTGCATCAGTACCAGCTTTAACATCACCATTCATAAGTAATGATACTTCAACTGTTTCAGCATCAGCAAACATATCATATGCTCCTGTGATTTCACCAACAGTTAATGAATTATCATCAACACCATGTGCAAGAACGCTATCAAAAGTATTATTAGTAGTACCTTCAATTGTTGTATCAAATACAGTAGTTAAATCATCACCTAAATTTGATAAACCTGTTAAACCATCAATAATTCTAATCCATGCTGATGAAGTATTAATTACATCTTTTACATAATTTGATGTACCATCAGGTTTTTTTGAATTGCCAGCTTGAGATACATATTCATATGTTTCTAAAATTGTGCCTGCTGTACCTGTGATCAAACCATCTTTATCGTATACAACCACAATCATTTCATCATCAGAACCACCTACTGCGGCTGCACCTTCAGATGTTGAAGGAGCTACTGAGAATAGTTTATACATATCAATGCCGTTTACTGTCCAAGAATTAAATACTGAACCTGCAGTACACATTGAAACTGCAATACTATTGCCAATAATACCCGGGTATTTAGCTACTACATCTTGACCAGTAGCTACACCTGCATCATCATCATTTTTAATTAATTGTCCTACTGCGCCAGATGTAGCATTTAATGCTAACCCACCAACCGCTCTAACAACTCTTAATGAATTGCCATAGCTTAAAAATTGAGCAGCCGATAACACTGTATTAAATGTGTCGTTGTTTGGCTGACCAAAAGTCTGTACTAATTGTTTTTCTGAACCTACAGCCATTACGGTATCAGCTGGACCCCACTGGAACGAACCAGCTATCGCGCCAATAGAGGCTGAAGTTGCAGGAACAACATTAGTCAGATCTATTTCTTTTACCTGTACTCCAGGTGATACTAGAAATGCCATTTTTGTTTTCTCCTAATCAAGAATTAATAAGTTTTTTCATAATACGAATTTATTCAATATAGTTATTTATAAGTATCAGCCTTTCCAGACTTCCCACTGAGGCCCTTCAGATGATAATTCATCACCAAATATGCCTACTGGAATAAGATCATCTTCAATTTGTTTTACTCTTTCAGCATATAACATACCTTTCATATCAACATCAGTTGATTCTGCAAAGAATGGCGTTGTAGAGAAATATCCAAACATTACTAAATTCATTACTAAGTCATCATGATTACCATGAGCTGCTTCATAAGAAGAACCTTTAGCAACGAATGTAGATAATTCTTGTATTGTATGTAAATCGACTATTTCTATTTTCTTCTGCTCCACTATATCTTTAAGAGTAGAACAACCAATTCGTTTAATCTTTCTAGTCATTGTAACACCAATAGCATTAGCTTTAGTATAACTCTCTACAAATACATTTTCATATTCAAGATCATAATATAATCCATTACATACTACTGCCCCTTGATCATTACTTTCAATTACTACATAACACTCGTTATAATGCATTGCATACTTATATATCACATCAGGGAATAATAAAGGGCTCATCATATTATCCCTAAATACTGCCACTTGTTTAAATGGTTTAGATGTTACATCAATAATATTAAAGGTCGAATAGTCCATACCTCTACCTTTAGCGACATCAACCATCATTAGATAATTATGTCCTTCTTTAGGATCATCATATATACTAACATTATTTTGAACACCTATAGGATCTTTAGCTTTTAATGCAAGTAATGTTTCAGCATTAATAAGTGTATTACCAGTCCCGCGGAAATTATTTCCAAACTCTTGGTCAAATTGAAGTTCAGATGTATTAGAAATAGTCATACGTTTCCATTCTTCATCTCTTCCAGGAACATCCCACCAGTCTACTCTAAATGGTTTAAACTCATTAGTACCTTGAACTGCACCTTCATAAATCTTTTGGTATATATTACCTAATCCATTAGCTGTGGATGTAATAATAACCTTTGTCTTTTTACCAGCGGATACTACAGGATATGTTGATGTATAGAATTCAGTCGCATTTTCTACAAAGGCAAACTCATCTAAGTATAATAAGTTAATAGACATACCACGAATAGAAGATCCAGATGTCGCTGATGCAATTATTCTGGAGTTATTTGAAAATTCTATAGAACCTTTATTTAATGCTTTAGTCCCGGGTTGTAAGAAGAACGGTAGATTCTCTAACATAAGAGTAATTCTACTTAACATCTCTCTTGCTGTAGATCCTTTATTGGCAAGGATAGCTATTGTTTGTTCTGATATAAATAAAGCAAACCATAAGAGATATGCAACAGTTGATATGGATTTACCTGATTGCCTACACGCTAAAACAACGGTAAATCGATTATCGTTAAAATGATTAAACATCTTCTTTTGATAATCATATAATTTAAATGGCACTAAACCATCATCAAGAGATATAACCTTGCAATAGGTCTCTGCGAAGTATACAGGATCCTTCATACATCTTTGGTATTCCTTTATATCTTCTTTAGTCCATTCTTGAGAAACCCCGTCACGTTTAACGTTAGGGTTACCTAAATAGGATTCAGGTTTCTGTATCGACATCAATCACATTCTCATCCTGTAACATTCTTTGTAAATCAGTTGTTGAACCAATAAACACATTGTTATTAGTTAGCTGTTTAGGTTCATCAACATGTTTAATTTCTTTATTGGACTTATGTAACTTCATTAACTTATCGTTAATATCAGCTTTTTGTTTGATTAGTTGGCCCAAGACTTCGAAGGCACGAGGGTGTTCAGACTCTCTTGCAAGTTCCATCATTAAATCAATAGCCTCTTCACCTTGATCACTTAAATCATATAGAGACTTTCTTATATGTTC